CTAATGTAGATGTTCAGAATATTAGTTTACTTCCTTATAATGATAAATCAAATATTGTAGATGATGACAATTATATAGAAGGGGACAATGTAGTTATTAATGATGGTATAATTACTTTGCGTTATACTGACGCACTTTGGAAAAGTCAAAATATAGCTACTAGATCGGAAAGTGTAACACCATTTATTCTAAACTATTGGAAAGGTTTTATAGAACTTACTCCATCAACAGATACTTGGTTCGATTCCCCAAAAATATTGGAGGCAGAAAATTTTATTGTTGATGTTGGTGATATAGATTTATATAAAAAAGCATATAATCTTAATGAATCTGGGGAATTAATTACATATAATGATTGGAAAACTACTTGGTCAGGAGTTGCAGATAGAACAACTGAAGATACAAAATACAACCTAAGCGATGTTACTAGAAACGGTTATATAACAAATACTAGAATCTATAATGAAACAACAATTACTACCTATGAATCTGGTTCTACTTCTAGAACAGGAACTAAAATAACACTAGAACCAACTACAGGAAATTCAATTTCTGTTGGGGAAAGAGTAGTTAAAAGAGATAATTCTCAGTTTATAAGATCTAGAAATATTCAATTTGAAGGAAAAGGTCTTCTTCCTGGAACCGAATTAACTGCATATTTTGATGGAATTGATGTAACAAATAGTTGTTTTCCAAAATTACTTGAAATTGAAATGATTTCAGGAACTGGTAAATTTAATGTTGGTGAAGATGTCATCGCTAGTTTTAATAATGGAAGTTCTTTGGAGCACCGTGCAACAGTTCGAGTATGTCACCCAAGACATAAATCTGGACCTCATAGAGTTATAGATGAAAATGATTTTAAAACATATTTTAAATTTAACCCTTATACTGGGGAAGAAATTTCAAATGACTACAGCGAAACCTCTAGTATTTTAAATATAGACACTTACATCTTGTCTGATGTTGGGACTCTTGGTTATGGAGGTATTATTTTACCTGATATGATTCTGGAAGGAGTTACTTCAAAAGCAAAGGCAAGAGTTCTTCGAACAAGATTGAAAGTAGATTATAGTTCTAATGTTCTTGGAAGTTTCTTTATATATCCTGCAAATAATTCTTTAAATAAATTTTCAACAGGAACAAAAACATTTAAATTAACTGACAGAGTATCTACAGATGCTCAAGAAAATTTTACTGCTAGTGGTTTTGTCGAAACAGTTCAACCAACTACAATTTCAACAAGATCTTATAAAATAGCATCGCAGGAAATATTAGAAACTGGATCGCCCCAAGAAAGGATATTAGACACTGACGTAACTAAAGAAACGATATCTAATACTAGGGTAGATAACACTCCACCACCATCAGAACCAGTTTACACTTATTCACCTCCTACAACATCTACACCTGTTCCACAACCTGTTGCACAACCTGTTGCACAACCTGTTGCACAACCTGTTGCACAACCTGTTGCACAACCTGTTGCACAACCCATTTCTATTAATCGTGAGGGTCCCATTCTTGGTCAATCTGGTAGAGATAGGTTAGGTGATGCAGCGGCTAGTGTAGGACTACCTAGAAATCTATCCGAAACAGCAAGAATACTTGGAATTGATATTGACAGGACAAGTACCGGAAATTTAACAGAACAATCCGGCAATCAACTTGCAAGAGCAATTAAAGCAGAAGGTGCAAATATTATTCCACGATGTCCGAATAAAGATCCACTAGCACAATCATTCTCGGTTGGATCAAAAGGAGTATTTTTAACTAAATGTGTTATTTACTTCAAGTCAGTTCCTTCAACTGATGGTCTTACGGTAGATCTGGAAATCAGATCTATGACAAATGGAACAGTATCTGGGGGACCAAACCCATCAAATTATATTTTAGATGGTTCTCAAGTTTCTAAATTACCATCAGAAATAACTATTTCAAGTGATGGATCTTTAGGTACAGAATTTGTATTCAAACGTCCAATTTATTTGGAAGGAAATAAAGATTATGCTATTTGCCTATTGTCGCATTCACCAGATTATTCGGTATTTATTTCAAGAGTTAATGAAAATGATTTAATTACAAATTCTTTTGTATCAAATCAAGAAGATTTTGGATCACTTTTCAAATCACAAAATGGAACTAATTGGGAACCTAGCCAATGGGAAGATTTGAAGTATCAACTCTGGTGTGCAAATTTTGTTAGATCTGGATTTGTCAATTTCTATAATCCAAAACTTACAAACCAAACTCTAAAATATTCTAAAAAATTATCCCCAGATTCGGTTATACTCAATTCTAGAAAGGTTAGAGTTGGTTTAGCATCCTCCTTGCCTAGTAATTCTGGATTGGTAATAGGAAACACTGTTTTACAGTCAAATTCAAAAGGAACTGGAAATTATGTCGGTAGTGCCGGATCTGCTTTTGGACAATTAACTTTAATTAATGCTGGAATAGGATATACTCCATCATCTGGATCATTTTCTTTCAATAACGTCAATTTAGAATCTATTTCTGGAGATGGCAGAAATGCAACTGCTAATGTAACAATAGTTAATGGTAAAGTTGGTGTAGCAACAATTGTAAATGGAGGAGTTGGTTATAAAATCGGAGATGTTCTAGGAATTTCCTCCATAGGATCTCTAAATGTGGGATATGGAGCAAGAGTTTCTATTTCTAGTATATCAACAATAAATGAAATAATACTTGATAATGTTCAAGGTGATTTCAGTGTTTCCGGATCACCGTCATTGCAGTATAAAAATAATGTTGGTTCAACTGTAAACTTAAATATAGCAGTTAGTAATTTGATTACTGTTTCAGATGGATTGCATATAAAGGTCAATCAAAAAAATCATGGAATGCATTCATCGCAGAATCATTTAATTATCTCTGGAGTTGAGAGTGATATTGCACCAACAAAATTATCACAAAAAATTACTGCTAGTTCTATATCTTCAGGTGATTCGATATATGTAGACAGTTCTAGTGTGTTCCAAACTTTTGAAAATGTTGGCGTTGCTTCAACAAATCCTGGGTATCTTTTAATTGGAAATGAAGTAATACCTTATGAATCAGTTTCTAATGGGCAAATTAATGGAATAGTGACAGCACCCGAAAAGGATTATGATATTGGAACACCCGTATATAAGTATGAATTAGGAGGAGTATCATTAAGAAGAATTAATAAGCAGCATGAATTATCCATGGTGGATACTTCAATTATCAATGATCCAATATCATTAGATTCATATCACATTAAACTTGATATGTCTTCGGATGGAATTGATAGATCTGTAGAAACATCTTTACCAAAACTCTATATCAATCAAACTAAATCTGCTGGGGGTTCAGATATTTCGGCATCTAATAATATACAATTCGAACTAATTGAACCAGTGATTCCAAATACTACCGTAAATGGAACATCAATACGTGGATCTATCAAGACTATACAAGGAACAAGTATAAATGGAAATGAATCCTCATTCATAGATGTAGGTTTTGAACCGATTTCAATATATGAAAACAACTATTTAACTTCTCCAAGAATTATCTGTTCTGATGTAAATGAAGTTGAGAACTTACTTAATGAGAAATCTTTTAATTTAAGAATTGATTTATCTTCAAATAATAATTTACTGAGTCCTACAATCGATGCTAGGGCATCATCTATTACCCTAGTCACAAATAGAGTTAATAATATTATAACCGATTACTCTTCAGATAGCAGAGTAAATAGTGCAATTGATGATCCGACTTCATTTAAATATATTTCTAAAGAGGTTCAATTGGAGACTTCATCATCCTCAATAAAAATTATATTAGATGCACACTTAACACCAGATTCAAATGTTCGTGCTTTTTATGCAATTAGTGATAATCCGAATTTTTCTCCAATATTCATACCTTTCCCAGGATATTTGAATTTGAACAAATACAAAGAAGTTATAAATTTTGAAAATAGTGATGGACTTCCTGATGACTATATTGCGCCCTCAACATTGCTTGGATTTAGTAATGTTGATTTTAGAGAACATACATTTACAGCAAATAATCTACCTTCATTCCGTTATTTTAGAATAAAATTAATAGGAACATCTACCAATCAAGTTCATGTTCCTAGAATTAAAAATCTAAGAGTTCTTGCCCTAGCATAAATTATGAAATACATTAAAGTAAAAGATAATAGTGATTTGGTAAGAGATATTACCACAAATTCTATTATCAACACAAACATAAACGAATATCAAAGATACTTATCTATGAAAATGGATAAGGATAATGAAAATAAAAAAATGAAGGAATTTGAAACTGATTTAAATAATATTAAAAATGATATTACTGAGATAAAATTTTTATTGAGGAGTTTAATAAATGAATCCTGACGAAATTAAGTTAGATAATTTGAGTAAAAGTTTTGAGTATTTTAAATATTGCTCAGAAATAGATTCTATTGATAATGTTGATAAACTGAAAGATATTGCTAAATGTTATTATAAGTTATACTTAAAACAGCAAGAAGTTATATCAAATCTTTCATTTATTAATTTTACATAAATATTTTTAAGAGGTAATAAAAATGGCACAACCATCTACCAGACAAGAATTAATAGATTATTGTAAAAGAAAACTTGGTGCTCCAGTTTTGGAAATAAACGTTGCAGATGAGCAAATTGAAGATTTGGTAGATGATGCTATACAATTTTTTCAAGAACGGCATTTTGATGGAGTTTATCCCACATTTTATAAGTATAAAGTAACAGCACAAGACATCGCTAGAGGACGTGCAAGAGGTTCTAATCAAAACTCTGTTGGTATTGCGACAACTAGTGTAACAACTAGTATAGTAGGAACTGCTACTACTTTTTCTTATGAGGAAAATAGCAATTACTTACAAGTTCCCCCTAATGTTATAGGAGTAAATAAAATTTTTACTTTTGATGGATCTAATACAATAACTCATAATATGTTTAGTGTAAAATATCAATTATTTTTAAATGATGTTTATTATTGGGGAACTACTGAACTTTTAAGTTATGCAATGGTAAAAACTTATTTGGAAGATTTGGATTTCTTATTAAATACACAAAAACAAATAAGATTCAACAAAAGACAAGATAGATTGTATTTGGATATTGATTGGGGATCAGTAACAGAAAATCATTATTTTATTATAGATTGCTATTCGACTTTAGACCCAAACGATTATTCTAGAGTTTGGAATGATTCATTCATAAAACCATATTTAACTTCTCTTATTAAAAGACAATGGGGTCAAAATATGATGAAATTTACCGGAGTTAAACTTCCGGGAGGAGTGGAGTTAAATGGAAGACAAATGTATGATGATGCCCAAAAAGAAATTGATATTTTGATGGAAAAAATGTCAAACACTTATGAACTTCCACCATTAGACATGATTGGTTAATTTATGTTAAATCCATTTTTTCTTCAAGGATCAAAATCAGAACAAGGTCTTATACAGGACTTGATCAATGAACAATTGAGAATGTATGGTATTGAAGTTTATTATCTTCCAAGAAAGTACATCACAGAAAAAAAAGTAATTAGAGAAGTTATTGAGTCTGAATTCTCAAATGCATATCCAATAGAAGCTTATTTAGATAATTTTGAAGGTTATGGTGATAATACAACAATATTATCTAAATTTGGAATACAAGCACTAAATGAAATTAATTTGATAATTTCTAGAGAAAGATTTAAAACTTACATTTCACCATTGATAGAAAATATACCAAATATTAAATTATCCACAAGACCAAAAGAAGGTGATTTAATATATTTTCCACTTGGGGACAGAATTTTTGAAATAAAATATGTAGAGCACGAGAAACCATTTTATCAACTTCAAGGACTTTATACATATCAATTAAAATGCGAATTATTCCGTTATGAAGATGAATTGATTGATACTGGTATAGGAGAAATTGATGATAATATTAGTGGTAGTATTGGGGAGGATACTACTCCAATTGGTCCAATACAAAAACTTCAAATGATAGGGATTGGAGTAACTGCATCCGCAGTTACAGGAGTTGTAAATGGTGGTATTAGATTAATAACAGTAACAAATAGAGGAGGAGGATATACAAATACTCCAACTGTAGGAATTTCTTCAGCACCATTAAATGGACAAACCGCTTCAGCATTTGCCAAAATGATAAGCGGAATAGTAGTATGCAATGATAATACTAATCCATCAGCACAATCAGTTCAAAGTGTTGAAATTGTAAATCCTGGTTATGGATATACTATAACTCCTGGAGTTAGATTCATTGGAGGAGGAGGTAGTGGGGCAACTGCAAAGGCAATATTGGGCGACGGTATAGTTGGAATTATTACTGTTACCAATTCAGGTTCTGGTTATGTAAATCCCCCAGCAATAACATTTATTGGTCAATCAACAATTTCTGCAGCAGCAACTGCAGTAGTTTCTGCTGCAGGTTCAATAACTTCAATAAGAATTACAAATGCAGGTCTTGGATACACCCAAGCACCAACGATGACTATTGGTAATCCTCCACTTACTTCAAGTGGAAGTTTTGTATTTAATGAGGTTGTAACTGGAAATCAAAGTGGAGTAACTGCTAGAGTTAGGTCTTGGAATACAGTCACAAATATATTAGAAGTTTCTAATGTAAATGGACAATTTATACCAGGAGAAACCATAGTAGGTTCTGCATCGAGTGCGTCTCACCATTTAAGAAAAGTAGAAACTGCTTCTATCAAGAGTGGTTTTACTAATAATGATGAAATTGAAGAAGAAGCAGATACAATAATAGATTTTACTGAAAGAAATCCTTTTGGAATGCCCTAAATAGAAAATAATCAATGATTAAATAATATTAAAGGAACGTAAAAGTATGTTTGAATATTTTTATCACGAAGTTTTAAGAAGCACAGTGGTTGCATTTGGTTCTCTATTTAATGATATAAGTATTAAACATACTGATAGTAACAAAAATGTAAAAAGTGTCATTAAGGTACCTCTTGCATATGGACCAACTCAAAAATTTCTTGCTAGGTTAGAACAATCACCAGATTTGAATAAACCAGTACAAATTACACTTCCGAGAATGTCTTTTGAATTTACTGGATTGACATATGATCCATCAAGAAAGGCAACAACAACTCAAACATTTACTTTGAAGTCTTCTTCAAATGGTGCTGAGACAAAAAAAGCATATCTACCAGTTCCATATAATATGCAATTTGAGCTTAGTATTATGTCTAAGTTAAATGATGATGCACTACAAATTATAGAGCAAATTTTACCATATTTTCAACCCGCCTATACTATGACGGTAGAACTAGTTAATGAAATTAATGAAAAAAGAGATATTCCTATAATCTTAGAAAGCATTGCGATGCAAGATGATTATGAAGGAAACTTTTTATCTAGAAGAGTATTATTATATACATTAAGATTTACTGCAAAAACTTATCTTTTTGGACCAGTTTCTTCTGCAACAAAAGATATTATCAAAAAAACTACAATTGGTTATATTGCTGGAGATACTACAAATTCTCCAACAAGAGAAATTGTTTATTCTGCTCAACCAAGAGCAATCAGAAATTATACGGGAAATGTTTTAACTACTTTAACCAAAGATGCAAGTACAGAAGATATACTAATTTATGTTAGCGATTCGTCATCTATAGTTTCCAATACATATCTCGATATTGAGGGAGAAGAAGTATACGTAAAACTTGTTTCCGGAAATGCTATTACAGTAGAAAGAGGTAGAGATGGAACACAAATTACTTCTCATTTAATCGGCGCAGAAGTAAAGTCTATAACAACTTCTGACAATATGTTAATAGAAGATGGTGATGATTTTGGTTTTAGTGGTTCAAATTTATAACTTTTATAGAAAATGACAAAAAAATTTGATAACCTAAATCAGACTTTTAATACAAGTGCTGAAATTATATCTAAAAAAATAGATACTAATATAGAAAATATAGAGACACCTACTTCTAGTATTTCAGATGATATTAAAAAAGATTATGAATATACTAGGGGAAATTTATATTCACTAATAGAAAAGGGACAAGAAGCTATTAATGGTATTCTTGAATTGGCCCAGGAAAGTGAAATGCCTAGAGCATATGAAGTTGCTGGACAACTTATTAAAAGTGTTGCAGATGCTACGGATAAATTAATGGAACTTCAAAAAAAATTAAAAGACGTAGAAGAAAATAAAATAAAAGGACCAACAACAGTCAATAATGCATTATTTGTTGGATCTACCTCAGAACTAGCAAAATTTTTAAAGCAACAATCCCAAGAAAGTATAGAATAATAAATATAAAAAGGTACTTAATATAGTTCAATGCCTAAGTTGAAATCTCATAAAACAGTTGAGCAAATTGCAAAAAAACATCGTCTTGATGTTTCCTTTATACAAAAGCAACTTGATATGGGAGAACCTATTGAGCACGAACACACTAAAGATCATAAATTAGCACGAGATATTGCTCTTCAACATCTTGATGAGATTCCAGATTATTATACTCGTTTGAAAAAAATGGAAGCATCCGCTAAAAAGAATCATAAAAAATTTAAGGATGTAAAAGAAGAAACTAAATCGGGAGATGAAAGTCTTCGTGATTGGTTTAAAAAATCTAGTGGAACAGATCCAAAAACGGGAAGAAAGGTGAAAGGATGGGTTCAACTAGGAGGTCCATTTGCTGGTGCTCCTTGTGCTCGCCAGCCAGGTCAAACTTCTACACCAAAATGTGGAAGTTCTAAAATGGCAGCAAATCTTTCTCCAGAAGAGGAAGAAAAAGCATTTAGAAGAAAGAATAGAAACGATCCAAATCAACCGGAAAAAAAGAACGCATCAAAACCAACTAACGTAAGAACTGAAGCAATGGATTTACAAGAAAAAAAGAAGTCTGGAAAAAAAGATGCGTGCTATAATAAAGTAAAGTCTAGATATGATGTTTGGCCGAGTGCATATGCGTCCGGAGCACTTGTAAAATGCCGTAAAGTTGGTGCTGCAAACTGGGGAACTAAGTCGGAGGAAACCATGCACGAAGAAGAAAGATATTGTCCTTTGTGTG